TCACTGGTCGCTCATATTCTGATTGTCAGCTTGAATAATACGTTTTGGACGTTTTTTCTCATTCCATTCTGCCCTATTTTCAACATGGATGTTAGGCAATACAACAGGGATTGAGAATGTAATCCTTGAAACATTCTCAGTATGGCTCTCGTTGTTTCCGCCCAACTTGGCGGAAAATATCTGTATTCCGATCTTTCCTCCTGCTTCTGTATTGTCTGTACTTCCAACGGTTATTGCAACATCAAAGTCTATTTTCGATATTGGTCTGTTAATTTTATCGTCCTGTGGGTCTATCACAGTCACATTAGTAATCGGATTTGACACAGAAGGAGAAACTATCGCACCATTCTGCAATTCTGTTTGCAACTCGCTCACGGCATTGGTTATGTCAGATAATGCCGTCTTTATAAATTCTTTAAGTTCCATAATAAAAGTTTTTATAGTTAGCTTTTATCACAAACCTCCAAGCATAGCTCGTTTGAAAGCAACAGCATACTTTGCCTTCTCTTCTATTGTAAGAAGATCATTGAAGTACACATAAAACTCAGCAGGCATCTTCTTTTTGATATAGTCCAATATGGGCAAATAATTATACTCATGCTTGCGCATCGTTTCTTGATAATCTTCTTCACTCATAAGTTCCTCAACCATGAAGCGATGAAAACGCTCTGGTAATGGAAGATTGAAAAACTCTTTTGCTTCTTGTTCGTTCATCATTGATTTCTCATTTTACAATTTCGAATAAGCAAAACTAAATCATCTATCAAAGGATAACTTTCTCTATGTTTAATTTCACCTATCATAATCAAAAGTTCTGCTATATCACGTTCTGCCAAAAGAATTTCATTTGTAGCCTTCATTGCTTCAATAATCGTTCCGAGTATATTGTTGCATTCTTTTTCTGAAGACAAATTCGCAAACATCTTAACACTTGTAATAGCTGAACACAACATCTGCATTTTCATATCTTCTTTACCAAGTTCTGTTAGTGAACATGCTATCATTTGTGAAGTCCTGCCAAATATGAACGCATTATTGTAATCCGTCTTGTTATGTAAATAATTGATTTGACCTTGCAATTCAGAATGTAAAGTATCAAACTCTTTTCTTATGCCCTTTATATCAATAAAAGACCATATATTCCATCCCATTAACAATGTTATCAACAACGCAAGTATTGCAACAATAACACCAATATAGTCGAAGCCTAAATTTTCGAGACGAGGACAAATAATACACAACAGAATAATGCACGATATTGCATTAATTGCAGAAACCAAATAATATATTATTCGCATAAATCCTTTACCAGTCATTTGCTTAATACTTGAATAACCTTATCTTTTAACCCCATTTTGATGAACTCATCAGGAGTAACATCAATTTCAACCACAACTTTAGTGGACTTTTTTTGATTGTCCAATAAAGTTTGAAGTCGATTAATTTCTTTCTCATAAAAGTTCAAGTTTTCTTCTTTAACGTTATCAGCACCAAAGAACACGCTCGGACTTACTCCAAGGACATTAGATAAACTCTCAATTGTAGAAATCTTAATATCAGCACCATTCAGCGCATTATCAAGCGTTGTTCTCGATATTTTTGCCATTTCTGCAATCTGAGCTTTGCCCATTTTACTTTTATCAACAAGTGAGCTTAATAGATTGAAATTCATACACTTACAATTTTAACGTTCAACATACTTTTATTTTTCTCAAAAATAATGTCCAATAAACTTGCATGTTTGTTCAATAAACACTACCTTTGCACCATAAAGTTACATATAAACATTCAAACTATGAAGAAAATAGCAGAAAATCAGCAAAAAAAATCACTCCTCGGTCAGCTTGGCGAGTTGGAGATTGGCGGTCATATTACCGTCCCTGTACGTCGCACCAGCTACCTACGTTCTATCTGTTCTTCCTTCGGCTTGGAATGGAACAAAAAGTTCTCTGTAAGCCTCAACAGACCAGAAGGAACAATCACAGCAACAAGAATTCAATAAATCAATATTCATCATGGCAAAAGTAAAATACTTCATCAATAACGCAATATGCAAGAGCCACAACAAGAAAACAAAAATTCTTGCAGAGCAACTATCACAATTCGATAAAACCATCATAGAGTTCGACAAAGACTTCACGCCTGAGATAATGTTAGAAAAGCTCAAAGCAAAAGCCTTCGACCTGAATATGAAGTACAATGGCGGTGACATCGAGGTCAATATGCAAAGAGGCAAAGGAATAATATCCTACTCATATCATGATGGCACAAACGGAAACTTCGAATTCGCCTACATCACCCTAATGTCAGTATCACAAACCATCAACAAAATAGAGCAACTATGAAAAAACTTCTCACCTCCCTCTACGGTTCAGAGCTTAAGAAGCTAAGCCGTTTCACATCAAAACAGAGAGCTGCCTACATCTACTTCCTCGTAAGCCTTGCTCTCATGTTCCTCATCGCATGCTGCAATAGCGTCACCCTGCTGTTCTTTGCAATTGCCAACCTCGTAGTTGCAAACTATCTCGCAGGCAAGTATGTTCCTAACTTCAAAGAGGAAGAAGTAGACGAATAACACCAATAGAACATGAAACGATCAAAACCCGACATCACCCTACAGCTCGAAGATATACTCTCAGCTACGCTCATCAAAGCAAAAGACATCTACACCACCACCGAAGCAACAATCTTCCTTGGCGTTAAGCGCAGCTACCTCTACGAGCTTATACGTAAACACCACATACCATTTTACAGGTCGCGTGGTGGAAAGCTAATCTATTTCAAGCGCAGCGACCTCGAAAAATGGATGACATACACAAAAGTTCCATCAGATTTAGAATAGTCATTAGTTGTTAATTAGTTTTTAGTTTTTTTTTTGGTAAGGATTGTTTTAAAACCACAGCCATGCCCACGTTGTGAAACGAAGCGTGGCAACTACCACAGATAGATGCGCTAATCGGATAGGTGCATCCCCAGGAGGGCAATCAGCAACGTCTGGTCATTCGAAGGTTCGACTCCTTCCTGTGGTTCGTAGCTTTTTTTAGTTGCTCATGATCCGTGAGGGGTGGCGAGGTTTTGTCATTTCCCCAAGCCATCCCTCCAATCATAGCAACAACAAGTTTAACTATAAAAACAAAACATCATGAGCAAACAAAAAATCAACATCTCAAAAATCCTCAGCCATTACGCTGTAGGTACCAAACTCTACTCGCCAGTCATTGGAGATGTAACACTTGTAGAAGTATACAATCCTGATTCTGGTTCTGACATGTTCCTTATAAAGGGACAAAACGATAAAGGGGGCGATATAAAATTGGAATTCTGTAACAACGGACATTGTTTTCATGCAACCCCTAATGCTGAATGCCTAATCTTCCCTTCAAAGGAGATGAGAGACTGGAGCAAATTTGCGTGGCAAAGAGGTAACGTATTGGTTAGCGGTAAGGAGGAAGTTATATTTGAAAGATTCAATGATGATGAATATACTACGTTTTTTGGTAGACACTTATTATTATGCAAAGAGGATGGTCATTACGAATATAAAAGTAAGCAACATATCTTCAGAACCAAGGACTTTAACCTCGAAACAGAGGATGCTGCTCAAAACTTTATCAAATTAATTGAAGAAAAAAATAGTGGTAGATTCAATCTTGAAACCTTGGAGTTTGAAAAAGTTCAGATTCAGTTCAAAGATAATGCCAGTAATCCTTCAATCCCTTGCCTGCTCAAACCTTTCGACAAAGTATTGGTAAGAGATTGGGAAAATCAAAAATGGCATTGCAACATATATTCGCACTACTCCTGCAATAGTCATTATCCTCATGTATGCGCTGATGGCGGATACAAATTTTGCATCCCTTACGAAGGAAACGAACACTTATTAGGTACAGATAAAGGCGTAGACGAACAGGAAGGAGGCAAGCAATGAAGAACTTCACATTTGATATATCTGGGACATTCAATAGAATTGCCTAAAGGCAGTATCAAGAAGCTTATTGGAAGAGAGTTGTCTTGGAAGAATTCCCCTATAGAACTTAAAGAAGAATAGTTATGGCACTACCTAAAAATTATAGTATATGGCTTACCGTTGATTATTATGGCATAGAAAAAGCTTTTTGGAATAAACCGAGAAGATGTGAGAAGCATGGTGAATGGCGGGGTGATAATATGGCTCTTCCAAAAGGCAGTATCAAGAAACTTATCGGAAGAGAGTTGTCTTGGGTGGATTCCCCTGTAGAACTTAAAGGAGAATAGTTATGGCAGATAAAAGCATAATGGAAGAAATGCTCCCGATGAAGATTAGTAATTGGGAATCTATAGAGTATAGCGAGGGCATCTGTTGCCCTAATCCTGAATGTGACAATGATAGCTGGTACGATGAGGCGAGAAACATTTTAGGATGGTGTGAAACTCCTTCAGGTTTTATGCACGTCTGTGAATGTAAAAAGTGCTTCACCAAATACAGATACCACGGAGTTACTGGCAGAGACAAATTCGACTTCGACAAATTCGCAAGACAATTCTTGTTGGGCATTTACTCCAAAAAAGATAAAGACGAACCATCATGTGTAGACCTATTACAAGGTATCAATACTAATCTTGAAAAGGAATAGCATATGGCTGATTTTATGCAAGAAATGCTCCGTCTAAATCATCAAAGAAACAAATTATATATGAACGACGACATCATAATTACAGAACGTTTCTCTAAGAAACGATATGAGACATACAAGGCTAAAGGCATACCATTCCATGTTGTTTGCAGTTTAGGTCGCCTTTGTGAAGTCAAGGCTTTCGATTGTGGAGATAACCACGACCAAGTATTTGTAGAAAGCACCTTCGAATATCTCGGTAAGAACCGAACCAGCGGTCACTACGCCAACCAAAAGAACGGCTGCACCCAATATAGAAACAAAGACGGAAAACTATTCATCCTTCGTGGTCCGTGGTTCAAGAACAACGACCTTGTAGTACTAACAAAAGATGGAATTGCAGGACGCAAAATCTTCTTCTGGCATGGAATAAGACCAAAGGATAACATGTTCCTTGCCAATTGGGGAGCTTATTCGCCTTATGATGATTTGCACGACTCCGATTTTTCCCAGTGCACATTAGGCTGCGATTTAAGAAACACTCATCCGAGTGGTAGAACATACAATTATCACTTCCGTCTCGCAACAGACAAGGATATTGCCGACTATCGCAATGCACTTCGCGACCACCGCATAACATGGGAAGACAACGGACGCTTCTATCACTATCCTCATGTAGGCGACCACTACTACGAGATTTTCTTCAACCATGGAGTAGCCGACTTCCGAGAGTGTGTTTTGGAGAGTGAAGACTCACGCCCAGAAATATCACGTCTTATAATGGAATGCGACCTCACTGTACATCTTAAATTAAGAGAGAAACGTGTTAGACAACGGGTAGATGAAATAAACAAAGCCCTTGGGCTTAAAAAATAACAAAAACAATATGAAAAAGATAATGTTTAACGACAAGTACGGACTTACTCGTGCTGTGCTTGATGGTCGCAAAACGCAAACCAGGCGAATAGCTGGCTATTGGGATGATCTCGACATCACCTCGAAAGATGTGAAGCGTCAAAAACTCGACGATGGCACATGTACCTTCTTCATTGAAGATGTCTTATATAGAACAGCGCGATATAAAATAGGCGAAGTCGTTGCGGTATCGCAAAAATATGCAGACCTTATAGGTAATGATATTTTTCGTTGCTTATGTCAAGTTCACGGAGTATCATTAAAAGCCATATCAAGTCAGAAGGGATACAACAATAAGATGTTCGTTCGTGCCGACCTCATGCCACATCTAATCCGCATTATCGACATTCGTGTTGAGCGTTTGTTAGAGATTAGCAACGAAGACTGCTTAGAAGAAGGGATTTGTTATTCCGATATTAGGGGAACAACATGGGGAGTTGCTCCAATAAGAGGCAAGGGTCCATCAGGAACAAGCCAAAATCACTCTATTCTTGGTGGTGGATTATGGCATATGTACCCTTCCTTAAGAACTGCCTACGCTGCTCTGATAAACCTAATCTGTGGTAAAGACACATGGGAAAGAGACCCATTTGTATTTGTCTACGATTTTGAACTTGTAAAACTATGATAGTAGCAGCAATCTTCATCTTTACCGTCGTCATCTGTGTAGTCATTATAATGCTCCTGCTCAACAAATGCAGCGGCAACAAGCAAGCCTACTTAGATGGCTACAATAAAGGATTCAGCGACGCCAAGTTCCTTGCTGATATGGAACATAGAAGGCAAAGCGAATTAGGTAATTTAATCAACAAACAAATTTTATAAACATCATCACTATGGGCAACTTAACAAACATGGTAGAGACCGTCAAGGCTCTCAAACCTAATCAAATCGTGCGCAACGAACTCGTGCGCCAGCAGTTCATCAACGTCTACAACGCAGTCTGGAAAGAAGGCGGTGAGCAAGTCTATGAACGTGAAGCCAACTACTTCAACAAAATCTTGCGTGAAAAACCTGACCTTGTATGCTGCACTTCCCTATCCGTATTCTTCGCTTTCATAGATCTTGCTGTTCAAGGTATCTCTATAGAACCAGGAGTGCGTGCCATGGCATATCTACTACCACGCAACTACAAACTTACAGGTGCAGATGGACGAGATTACTATGAGAAGCGTTGCAACCTCACAATTTCTGGTCAAGGTGAATTATACCTTCGTGCTCGTGCTGGACAGATTCTGCATGCCGACAACCCTGTCATCGTCTACGAGGGCGACGACTTTGAGTTTGGCGAACGTGACGGACGTAAATATGTCAACTACTGCATGCACTTTCCACGTTCTTCAAATCGTATTGTTGCCGTTTTCATTAAGATTACTCGTATAGACGGTACTGTTGACTATTCTTCTATGGTAGAAAACGACTGGAAACGACTCGAAGTATACTCAGGACGCAACAATGCCTACTTCGACAAGGAAAAGCGCGAGCGCGTCGAACGTCCTAACGAACTCTACACTTCTACCAATGGCGGTATCGACCCTGGTTTCCTTAAAGCCAAATGTATTAAGCACGCATTCGACACCTACCCTAAGTTACGCATCGGCAAAGGCTCCGTCCTCGAAAGTCAAACCATCGACGAACCACAGCCATCCTTCGACCCTTATGCAGGTGCTGCTGATGCTACCGACAACAGCCAAGAGCAGCAGGAACAGCAGCAGGAACAGCAACAAGCTGCAAACGACAGCTTCGCCACTACTGCCAACCCTCCTGCTGGTATTACCATCAACACCAATGCTGGCGCTACCGATGACGTATGGTAAAACTCTTCTCTAAACACCCTTGTGATGGGTGCAGCTTTCTCCGTATTTGTCTAAATGGCAGATTCTGCACCCAGCACTACAGCTACGTTGAACATGCAACACGCAAACTATGCAAACCTGTAGCTGACTACAAAACAATATTATCAAAACTTAAAAGCATAAAATCATGAGTACAGAATTAGCTATCATCAAGTTTGAAAACATCGCTCCTATCATTCAGGCTACTCCACAATCTTATAACGACAATCGTACTTCACACGACCGTTGCCTTGCTGCATGTCAGCAACTCCTCGCTACAATTAAACAGAATGGAATGACCGACGAACTCGACCAGCAGGCTGCCAACTACATCGACAAGTCACGTCGTACCTTCAAGGTAATGAACGAGCGTCGCTCTCCTGTTACAAAGCTCTTCGATGAAGTACGCACAGCCTTCACTTCTCTCGAAAACGACATCGACCCTACGCGTAGAGACACCGTTCCATATCAACTACAGCAGCTGCGCAATCAATATGCTGCAAAGAAGCATGCCGAACTACTCGAACGTCAACGCAAAGAAGCTGAGCGTCAACGCAAAGAAGCTGAACTCAACAAATATAAATCTGACGTAGAAGCTGATCTTAGAGCTAAATGCAGCGTCCACCTCATGTCGTATCTTGAATCGCTCATCAATCTCGATGCTGCCATCACTCTCGACAACTTCCAAGAGTCTGAAGAAAAGATAAAAAACACCGACACAAACCTGTCAAGCTCATTCATCGACTCGCTGCACTCCACAATTTCTCTTCCAATGAGCTTAACTTCTCAGGAAGCATCTTCCATAGAAGCAACCATCAAAGAGAATATCATATCTCGTTTCAAAGACCATTACACTACTAATGTCATTGCTAAGCGCGACTATATCATCGACCGCCTACCATCTAAGCATCGCGAACTCGAAACACTCGCTAACGCTAACAAGGAGGAGGCTGAACGTATAAAAACAGAGAAGGCTGAACGTGAACGTAAAGAAGCTGAAGAACTAAAACAGGCTGAACTCAAAAGGCAAGATGAGGAGCGCCAGCAGGCTGAACTCAAAAAGCAACAACAGAGCATGCAAGACTTATTTGCAGGTCAAGCTACGGTAGAAGGCTATGCTCCTAAGTCTAAGGTAACTAAGAAAATCCACCTCCTCAATTCCGAAGGTATCTTGCCTATTCTCTCTCTTTGGTTCACCAAGGAGGGCGCAACGCTGTCTCCTGAGGAACTATCTAAGAAGTTCAAGTTCGCCATCACCTACTGTGAGAAACTCGCTAACAAGGAGGGCGTCACTCTCGATGATGAGAACATTGAATATATCGACGAGGTTAAAGCTAAGTAATATGAATTACAATCCCGATTCCTACTACAACAGAACGGAAGTCAGCAACTCCGACCTTACCGAACTCAAAAACCTCTTACACCCTCGTCAGCAGTTTGGCGACAAAGAGGCTGCCTTCCGTTTCGGTAATCTCGTCGATGCCATCATCACCGAGCCTGAACGTGTCGACTACTATCACTTCAAGGTCAACGACGAACAATACACCGAAGAGGAATTTCTGCATGCCAAGGACATGCACAACGCTCTGCGACATGAAGCTCGTCACGACGCTTTCCTTGCGAAAGTGCTCGAACTCTCAGACACACAGCGATTCATGGTCAATAAGGCGCAACAATTCGAATATTGCGATTTCAAATTCACTCTCGATACTCGCTGCAAATGGGACTGGTGGCTGCCAATGGCTAACTTCGGAGGCGACCTCAAAACAACTTTCGCTGAAACGCAACAGCAGTTCGACGAGGCTGTCAACTTCTTCGACTGGGATCGTTCTCGTGCGTGGTATATGGACATCGCGCATAGCAATCAAGATTTCATCTATGGCATCAGCAAGAAGAATTGCCGTATCTTTAAGAAGTTCATCCAACGTGGCGACAATATCTACAATCGAGGACGTGAAAAGTATGAAGAACTGGCGTTCAACTATTGGTGCTTCAGTCTATAATAACTTTTATCACTATGAGTAAAGGAATAAATCTCTCTATCACATCACAAATTAAAGTGCTAAAGCGCTTACGTCGAGAATGTCCTTTCGTGGTTCTCAATGGTCCTTACGGATATACTTGTGGTGGTCTTAAGAATGGTGTACGCAGCTCTTCGGGCATGGGTGCACAGAGCAAAGAATCACATCGCTGCAATCTCTCTTGTAATAAAATACGCTTACAAGCCTTCCGACAGGCTTACAACATTACTGTCCCCCCCCAGAAACTTATTGCATTATGAAACTAAAAACAGGTATGTATCATTATAAACTTCGTGGCGACCGCTTCCGCATATATCTCTGCGACTATGCAGACGCTCACCAAACTTCGTCTACTGCCACAAACGAGTGGTACAAAACTAAAGAAGAAGCGTCACGACGTGTCTACGAACTAAATGGATGGAAACCTAAAACTGCAACAAATGAAAAAAACTCTCAATCATCATCTGCGTATTGAGCCTTACGACTATCAGCGAGAAGGTATCATCTACGGCTTACAGCATCGTCGACTCATCATAGGCGACGAGCCTGGACTGGGAAAAACTCTACAGTCTATCGGCATCGTAGATACTGCTAACGCTTATCCTTGTCTCGTCATTTGTCCCTCGTCGCTCAAAATCAACTGGCAACGAGAGTTCGAGAAGTTCACGGATAAGAAGGCGCTCATCCTCGACAACTCTAATCGCACCACATGGGCTTATCTTCTCAGTATAGGCATGTATCAGGTTGCCATCGTCAACTATGAGTCGCTGCGCAAATACTTCGTCTACGACATCAAAAACCAACGAAGTGGTGTCCGACTCAGTAATGTCGTCTTTTCTGAAAATATTAACCTCTTTCGTTCTGTCATTATCGACGAGTCGCATCGTGTCAAAGACCGCTCGGCTCAGCAGTCAATCTTCACCAAGGGCATCACCTTCGGCAAAGAATATATCATTCTCCTCTCTGGTACGCCTGTCGTAAATCGTCCCGACGACCTCTTGTCGCAACTATCCATCATGAACCGACTGCAAGAGTTCGGTGGAGCATCTAAATTCACTGCCGACTTCTGCACAGACCCTAAAGACAAGGATGCTAAGCCTGCTGTTCCTCTATCGGTGCTCTCGGATAAACTATACCAAACGTGCATGATACGTCGAGAAAAGGCTAAGGTCCTTAAGCAGCTGCCTGATAAAACTCGTGTCGACTTATATGTTGACATCAGCAACTACCAAGAGTACGACCTCGCTGCACAAGACCTTGCAGAGTATCTACGACAATACACAGAATGTACCGATAGCGACATTCGTCGAAAAATGCGAATGGAAGCGCTCGTTAAGTTCATGACGCTACGCTCACTCGCCACTCACGGCAAGATTGCACAAGCCATCGACTTCATACGCACATTCCTCGAGAGTGGTAAAAAGCTCATCGTCTTCTGCTCACTACATGATGTTGTCGACGAACTAAAGAAAGTCTTTCCTCATGCAGTCACGGTAACAGGACGCGACTCTGCCAACAGCAAACAGGCTGCCGTAGACAGATTCCAAAACAACGACGCTTGTCGTCTTATCATCTGCTCTATCAAGGCTGCTGGCGTGGGTCTCACTCTCACTGCTTCCTCCAACGTCGCCTTCATCGAGCTGGCATGGACGTATGCCGACTGCTGTCAATGTGAAGACCGTGCACACCGCATCGGACAAAAGGACAACGTTACGTGCTATTACCTCTTAGGGCGTGGCACCATCGACCACACCATCTACTCGCTCATTCACCGCAAGAAGTCTATCGCTGCAGAGATAATGAACTCTGACGATGACATTCCGCAGGATAAAATGTACTTCGACCAACTTGTAGCGCAATTCCTTAATCCTCAAAACGATGCCAATACAGATAAGCAAGACGGACCTAAAACGCATCATCAAGTACTTTGACGACGCTGAAACATTCTACGAACAGCAGAAAGCACTGCGACACAAAAGTCGTGCCTGGTGCATACATCAACTTAATAATAAACTTAAAAAGAAACTGGTATGACAAAAAATGAAATCATCGACGCTGTGGTCGACTCTACAGACCTCACACGCTCGCAGGCTGTTCAAGCCTTCCAAACTATCATCGACACTATCTCTGATAGTCTCGTCTCGGGTAACGACATCTTCATCCGGCACTTCGGCACTATTAAGGTCGTCACACAGGCGCCTCGAAAAGCTCGCGACATCTTCAACAACAAGCTCATCGATGTTCCTGCTAAGCGCACCGTAAGATTCAAACCATCACCCGAACTCGTTAAGAGAATGAAATAATATCAATAATCAAAAATATAATAACAATATGAAAACAAAAACAGCAACTTTCTATGAGTGTGGCGTCCGCTACGATAAAATAGCAGAAGACGGTTCTACTAAAAAGGTAACAGAACAATACATCGTCGACGCACTCTCTTTTACCGAAGCTGAGTCACGCATCATTGAAGAAATGTCGCCATATATAAATGGCGAATTTGATGTTGTCACCATCAAGCGCACTCGATATTCTGAATTCGTCGATAATCCTAAGGCTGTTGTAAGCTACTACAAGGTTAAAATCGTGTGGATCACTGTCGACGAGAAAACTGAAAAGGAAAAGAAAACAGCGGTCTATTGGCTCGTACCTGCTACAACAATCAATGAAGCACGAACAATCGTAATGGAACAACTCGGCAGCTCTACGATTGACTTCGAGATTAAAACTCTCGACGAAACTAAATATATCGATGTATTCTTACACAACTCCGCTAAAAAGAAAGAATAATGGGTATATCGCTCGAACAAATGAGAGAGCTTGCCAATAAAGGCGTGAAACAGCGACGCAAACAGCATGATGAGGAACATCAGATACAAGTTGCTTGCGTGCGCTGGTTCCGCCTTCAGTACTCCAAACTTAACCTTAGCCTCTTTGCCGTGCCTAATGGTGGGCGGAGAGATAAGGTTACGGCTGGCAAGCTCAAAGCAGAAGGGGTGGTAGCTGGGGTCGCTGACTTACTTTTGCTCGTGCCATCGTCTCCATTTCATGGTCTTGCAATAGAAATGAAAACTCGCATCGGTCGGCAACGTGACTCGCAAAAGGAATGGCAGGAGTACATTCAGAAGCAAGGCTACAAATACGTCGTCTGCCGTTCGCTCGACGACTTCATGAGTGAAGTGAAGCACTACCTCCAAACTTGTAAATAACATTACTAACATCATCTAATAAGTTTCTTATGAACTATTTCTCCCACGACAGCAATGCTCGTAACGACGAGCGCATCATCCGACTTCGCATGAAACACGGAGCTGCTGGGTATGGTGTATTCTTCTTGCTCCTGGAGCTATTGCGTAATGCAAAAGGATATATGTGTGCCACCGACTACAAAGCTATATCCTACGAACTGCGTGTTGATGCTGCTCTTGTCCGTGCCGTCGTCGAAGACTTCAATCTTTTCCTATTCACAAACGACCATTCCTTTTTCTTTTCTTCGTCACTGCTCCAAAACATGAAAAGGAAAGACGAAGTTAGCCGAGCAAGGTCTGCTGCTGGCAAACGTGGAGGAAGACCCAGAAAACAGACACCCCATGCAGGCGCAAATGCGCTCTCTGCATCCCCTCCCTCTCCACCTGCAGGCGCAAACGCGCACTCTGCATCCCCAAACATCAACTCCTTCCTCGGTCAATCCGACCAAGAGTGCATCTGTATGAAGTTCCACATCAGCATGTCTGAACTCTCTGAGCGCTATGCACAGTTCGTCCTCGACTGCAAATGCAGGAAAACAGAGCATGCCGACCATCGTGATACCCTAAACCATTTTAACGACTGGCTAAGAATAGTCCTCGAAGCCGAAAAAACAAAAGCATATGAACAATCAGAAAGAGCAAACAAAGCAAATAAACGTAGAGGTGTTCAAACAACAACTCCTCAAACGAAAGATTACAACGAAGCGTTTTAGGCTGCCATGGTCCTACGAAACGTCTGTCGATGCTATCACAGCTGCTTACAAGGCTAATGTACAGTACCGTCACCGCTGTTATCAAGACGACCTCGCAACACAGAATCACATCAAGGCAGCTGCTCGCTGGCTCACTGCCGACAACCCAAAGTTCGGTATGCTCCTCTGCGGTCGTTGTGGCAATGGCAAGACAACTCTCTCTAACGCCATCCATGACCTCGTATCCTGGATATACAGAGACGACGATAGCGCAAGCTACAAATATATCAAGCAGGTTGATGCAAGAGAAATATGTGATGCTGCAAAAAACAATTACAAGACATACAAATGCCTTTGCTCACAGCTTATGCTATCAATTGATGATCTTGGTATAGAGCCTTCCGAAATTCTCGATTATGGCAACATCCTCAACCCTGTTATAGACCTATTGACTCAACGATATAATGCGCAGCTCTTCACCATTGTCACGACAAACTTGACACCGAAGCAAATTCGAGAACATTATGGCGAACGCATTGCCGACCGTTTCAACGAAATGTTTGACCGAATAGTGTTTGAAAACTCCACATACAGATTATTATAAACCTTTAATATACAACAACATGAAAGAAACAAAAACAATTCAGATTGAAGTGCCTGCTGACAAGAAGGCAGAGTGGCAGGAAGTAGGCGGCAAGACCGTCCTCGTAATGGTTGACGAGAAGGACAACCGACCAGTGACTGAACGCATAAAGACTTTCGAGGATGCCTGCAATGAACTGGGTGAAGACAATCCTATGGTGTCTGTCTACGACGCTTTGGTCACCAGAGCTAACGGTGAGCAGTCGCTTGCAGAATGGATGGGCAAGGATGTTGTAGCTTTCCTAAAGCTACGTATCATTACTGAAGCTCTCAATGAAGGCTGGCACCCGAAGTTTACTGAAGACGAATATCGCTACTATCCCTGGTTCTACATCTACACTAAGGAAGAGTACGACAACTTCTCTGAGGAGGAAAAGCGTCGCTGCGTCGGTCGTGCGAGTAGCGATGCGAATGCGAATGGCGGTCTCGTTTGTGCGGGCTCGGGTGACGCTTCGTCGGACTCGAGCACGGTTGTCGGTGTGCGTCTTGACTTCTCAAACAGAGACTTGGCAGAGTATGCAGGCAAGCAGTTCATTGACATTTGGGCTGATTTCGTCTTCGAAATCAGCGACAACGAGAGCGAGGAAGACGATGAATAGCGGAAGACTGGCGTTCTTCAATCTCGTTAAACAGATGCGGCAAGCGCAAAAAGACTTCTATTCTACCAAAGGGCAGGACTGGCAATCAGTCCGTAAGCCCCTTTGGGATAAGTCACTTGCGCTTGAAAAGCGAGTGGACGTATATATAGCACACGGAGACGCATACCTGCAACAGCATCAACCTTCTTTGTTCGATAAATAAATATAGCAACTCACAAAGTCAAATTCTCTATTTTTGCAAACGACACCATGCACAGTATTCTGAACATAACTCGTCGCCCAGATGTAACGTTCTATCCAAATGGGCGTATCGACATCACCTCACGAATAGCAAAGGTGCTCAATCTATGCGAGGGCGATGTCATTGACATTGCCGTTAATGGATGCGAGTATCAGCTATATGTAAAGCATAAGGCTAACTCCTACGTCGGCTCACACGAAGCAACTGTCAAGCCTTCCAAATCGGGTAGTCATAATTTCAGATGCTATTCCAAACGCCTCACGCATGTCATGATGCTTACGCAGGGCAACGACTTCTATGGCATACTTCGCGTCCCTGCTGGCGAGTGTATGACGTTCAACAACTACGGCTGCATGGTGTCGCTTATTACGAAAATCAATCTTCAAAATAAGTAACGTATGATAAAGGAAATTAAATATGCAGGCTACACTGCACAGCCTGCCGATTACAGCTCGCCTGATGGCGACCTCGCTCTATCAATGAATCTTATTCCTGAAAATGGTGCTCTACTGCCTGTTCTCCCTCCTTCCGAAGTCCTCTCTCTCTCTGAAGGACAATCTGTCGTTTATATACATAAAGGTAGTGTCTACGTCAACTACATTATCAAAACCACTACCAACTCACAGACGACTCTCACTCTTCGCAACTCTTCTGTTCCAATCCTCACATTGCAGAACAGCGAAACTATCGTCGACATACAGGCTATAGGCAATATTCTCGTCGTGTCTACCTCTCTGCACCTCTACTACATCTATTACAAAAACTCTGCATACACACTCCTTGGCACTGAACTGCCTAAAGTAAACATGCAGTTTTCGCTCTTTGGCGATCTTGTGTCTTGTGAGCATACCACTAAACTCACATTCTCTGATTTCGCTTCTGCTGAAGGCTCATGGTCTATCTATGCCAAGGGTTCATTCAATGCTGACCTATCTTTATCAAGCCCTGGTGGTACTAACAATGCCACCAAAGCCACTGGCATAGTAATCAATTTCGCTAAAGACCTTGAAGCCAACACCGAATATAGATTTAAAGCTACTGGTGCTGGCTTCACGAGCGTTTATCTATATGGCAAGAAGAAAGACGCTACTCAATACGAAAAAATCACACCTATCGGTAGTAAAACTGTCACTATCAAACTTAAAGATACTTATACAAGTTTCAAACTTGACGTTTTCAATGCTAATGGCGGTATCACTTCATACCATGCTACAGGCGAAATCAAAATATCAAGTGGCTTTGAAACAAATGTCACTGGCAAGGTTATCACCTACAACCAGGAAAACTATAATGCCGTAGCTGGTGCTATCAATAAGTTCGTTGCTGAACGTGCAATTCAGAAAAATAAATTCATCTATCCGTTCTTCATAAGGTATGCGCTGCGCCTATACGATGGCTCTCATGCTCGTATCTCTGAACCTATTATGATGATACCTAACTCTAACTATGCTCCTTTTATCAACTTCACTGCTGGCTCCAACACTCTCACGCTCTATTCCTTCATTTCGGAATTGCGTTATCATATCGACGAGCAGATAGATGAAAAGTGGAGAGACATCGTCAGTGGTGTCGACATTTATGCGTCTGCACAAATCTATCCTTACAACCAGGGCGACAACTTCGACGCTAACGAGAATCACTTCTCTTATGCTATTCTCAACAATACAGGTCTCGACCAAATAACTGGCTCCAACTATGGATACTGTAGCTTGATGAACCCGAATAATGGCACACAGTGGGGCTACGGACAACATGATCTCTGCTATATCGCTAATTCGCTCCTCGGCTTCGCTGATACAACTAAGCAAGCTGATTGGCGAATTATCAAGCTCGCTCCTGCCGACAACCAATTGGAGAAAATAAAAAAGGCAAGCCAATTCTTTCTAATACATTCTTTCGATTTCGATGATATTAAAGAAACTTTACAATACGATGAAGTGGATGATACTTTCTATGCTGATGGCTTCAGACCTCTCGAACTCGAAAGCGGTACTCTCTCTTCTTTGGTAGCGCGACAAACGCTTGAAGACGACAGCCTCTCTAACTGCACCTTTTATAATGCGCACCTCACAACATACAATCAAAGGCTGCACCTCTTCGATTATTCAATGCATCTCCCTGCTCCTGCTATGCCACACCTGCAAAATGGTTATATCAAGCGTAAGGATAATGATAGCTATGGCTCTCTGCAAAACATACAGGTCTTCATACGTACATCGCAAGGGGAAAAGGTCGTTGAAGCCAACGGTTCCGAGCTTTGCTTCACATCTGCTACACCGTGGTTCTACTATCCTCACAATGGAGCATACAAGGCTATTCTCGTATTCAAAAAACAGACTGAGTCTAAATTGAACATTGTCACTCTAAATCTCAAACAGCATGATGCTCTCAATGGTGCATACTGGATTGCTGACACAATCAACGACACTATGGTACCTGAGTCGCAAACCGACTCTTACACTCCGTCTGCAGTCAACGACACAGCTTATTATCCTAACGCCATCTTGCAGAGCAATGCTGCTATGCCGTTTCTCTTATCGTCACGCCTCATGGTATCATTGGGTGTTGGTCGTGTCAAAGCGCTGTCGTCGGCTGCTAAAGCTCTATCGCAAGGTCAGTTCGGACAGTTTCCTCTCTATGCTTTCACATCAGAGGGTATATGGGCTTTGGAGGTTTCGTCTACAGGCACCTATGCTGCTAAGCAGCCTATCACACGCGATGTTTGCATCAACTATCAGGGTATCACTCAGCTCGACTCGGCTGTACTCTTCCCTACCGAACGTGGCATAATGCTCATCTCTGGCTCGCAAACAGAGTGTATATCTGATAGCATCAATACAGATACACCATTCTCTTTCCCATCGCTCCCTGGTTCTAAAACGCTGCTCAGCTTTTTCAACACAAAGGTTGCTACTACAATAAAAACATTGAATCTCTTGCAGCCTTTTCAAGACTTCCTCGCCAGCTGTCGTATGATATACGACTACACTCATCAGCGTGTAATCGTTTACAACTCATCCTACGAATATGCGTATGTCTATTCTCTGGAGTCTAAGCAATGGGGCATGATGCAGTCCAACTTCGTGTCTAACATCAATTCATATCCTCATGCTATGGCTATGGATTCTAAAAACAGGCTGCTTGACTTCTCTAAGTATGCTACTACAGAAATTGGTGTCCTTCTCGTTTCTCGTCCGCTCAAGCTCGATGCGCCTGACATTCACAAAACTATCGATACCATCATTCAGCGTGGCATGTTCCAGCATGGGCATATCGGTCAAGTCTTGTGGGCATCCAACGACCTCTATTCGTGGCATCTTGTATGGGACAGCGTCGACGAATATCTGCGTGGTTTCCGTGGTTCGCCTTACAAGTATTTCCGTATTGGCATTGTCGGAAAGCTACAAAATGACGAGTCTTTGTATGGTGCATCTATTCAGTTCCAGCCTCGTCTCGTCAACCAACCACGATAAATATCCACAATAAATATCCACAATAAAAAAGAGAGCAGCCATTACGATAGGGTTGCTCTCTTTTTGTTATTTATTAGAATGGAGTCTGAGTTCTTCTCACTCTTTTTGTCCTGAAGTTCACGGCTTCCTTCATCGCTTCAAGCATTTCTTGCTCTTTCTCTTTCCACTTCGGTGCTGATGTTGGATTCGTTATGCTCATCCAGTCTGCCATCACTCTACACACCATGTACTCATGTATATATCTCACAAGCAATGTCACGGTGGTCTTGCTGTAAGCATCTGGCACAAGCAGCTGTATCTCGTAGTCCTGAGTCTTAGCGTTCGCCTCGTCTCCAGTCTTGCCTTCCGCCTTGTCGTCCTCGTGCGTTGGCGTTTTTACGCCATCGCTTCCTCCTTCGGCAGGCTCTTCGGCATAGACAACTGTTGGCATATTATCCATTTCTGTCTCTTGCTCCACTTCTTGTTTCGAATATGGAAACAGAGCTTCCACGCTCTCGGCATACGCAAGGTCAAGCACTTTTGTCACCCTGTCAATATTGCCAGTCTCGCCAATGTCCTGCACCTGGTGACGGTCGTGTTCCGTTTTCACCTGCATAACATCGCCCTCTACGTAGGCATAGTTCTTGATGTCATACAGTAGCTCACTGCGCTTAAACAGCAGCTTCACGGTCTTAGTCCGTTTCGTCAGTCCTGTACTGATATATCGGTCCTCATACATACCTTACACCACTGTTACACGTGTCGGACGGCTACGCTTGTTGGCTGCTTCACGCAACTGCTCAAGATTGGCGGCAGCAAGGGTGATGTAGTCGCCTGCGTCGTTCTTGTTTGTGATAGTAAACCAGTCACCTATAGCGCTATTCACCAAATACTGATGCAATGCCGAGCTGATTGCGTCGTTACCTGCACTGTTGTAGTTCGGTGGCATATTCAGAGATATGGTGAGGTTGCTGGTGGCACTCAGCAGCTTGTCGTTGGCACTGGTGCCTGTCTCGTTGATGAACTCGCTTAGCTTGGTCTTCAAGTTAGCGAAGGCATTGCCGATGGAGCGCAATATCTGGTTTGCGTTCTCGTCGTCATCATTGGCTTGCATGTTCGCCACCTCCTCATGATTCGTGCCGTTCTTTCGGCTTCTGCCGGTCAGATAAGTCTTATTCTGCACGTCGTAGATAAGCTCCGACATATACAGAGTGATTGCAATAGTTTTCTTTGCCATAATATTATGTTTGATTGATTATACATTCAGAACAGACGATAGCCAAAAGTTACACCCAACATCGGCTGCACTTCTCCTTTTCTATTCACGCCTACTCCAACTCCTGTCACACATTCCCATCGTTGTCGCTTCTTATCTACATACAGGGTCTTTGTCACGATGTCTGTGCGTCTTAATATGTTGATACTATCAAGCCGAGCCTCATAACCGCTCACCCATGCGGTATATTCTTTGCCTTCATATTTCTTTTGCGTTATCGGTATAATCACTTCTGCGCTATCTGGTGGCAGAAACACCTTGCCTGATGTATCTACTCCATCATCATAGTAGCCAGTCCCCTGTACATATCTACCTGTTTCCTGTACATAACTACCTGTTTCCTGTACATATCTACCTGTTTTCTGTACACATCTGCCATTTCCCTGTACATATCTGCCTGTTCCCTGTACATAGTTACCAGTTCCTTGTGCAATGGCGTTTTTACGCCATTGTCCATCATCCCTCGGCAGCTTCCTTGTAATATAGCCCAAAGTTGCGCTATCCTTCACCATGGGCGTATCGATATGCGCAGTTTCCCATTTAGTAACCGTAGTCTGTTCCACGTGCGTTGGCGTTTCTACGCCATCGCAAATAAATGAAGCGACAAACAAGCCGATGGCAATACCTAATATCATGCCTATCAGCATCAAAAAAATGCCTTCTACCTTTTTCATAGTGTTCGTTTTATAAAGTTTATTATGCCGTCTCTATGCAGCCCTACAATGGCTAACTTGCCATCCTTGCTATTCAGGAAAGCCACGTCTCGCTTATTATCCATAAAGAGGTTTTCTGTCAACACCGCTGCGCATGCAGTATGCTTCAGCACAAAGAAGTCTGCCTCCATATCCTTGTCGCCATCGCTCATATCCATACGGATAGGTGTCTGCTTGCTGCTATACAAGCCTTCCTTCTTACCTTCATCCATAATGGTAGCATATTCGTGCAGATGCACCTCGGCTGCATCATACAGGCATTTTGCAAGGGTGTCACTAATGGTCTTCCCTCTGCTGGTGTAGGCACACCAACCGCCTGCAAGCATCCACTTGCCTTCTCCGCCTGCTGCATTTACGTGTATCGATACATACAAGCAATTGTCTTTACCATGCTTCTTGCATACCTTATTCACATAGTTGCAGCGCATGCGCAACTCCTGCTGCTGCGGAAGGGGAACAATGTCCTCGGGCATATCTACATACACTTTAAAGCCTTTCTCTACAAGCTCGGCTCTCAGTCGACTAACTATCTCTCTGCTGTAGCGATACTCCTCCAGCATGTGGTCTGGACTACATTTACCACCGACATTTCTGCCGTGTGCAGTTCCTAAAATTACAACTTTCATATTTTTTTATATACAAATTTCGTGATTTTTTATATTCTATTCAGGCACCACGCGAGTGGGCTTTTTGCGGTAGTATATCTTCCGCATCACATCGTCTATGGCTCCAACTGCATCTGTGCCGTAGCTCTCACTCTCGCCTTTGTTCGTAAACTTATACCACTTCGACACTATCATTGCAACGAAGTAGGAGAACAGAGAGGTGCCGATGCTGCCATTCAGTGATTCATCATAGCTGTTACTCAACTCCAGCTTCACAACGTAGTTCTTGTCAAGTTCCACGCCATGACTCACAGGTTGGTCGCTTACAGACAACAAGAAGGGTTTGAACTGCTCTGTTGCTCCGTTGCAAGCCTCAACCCAAAAGCGTTCAAGCATCATGCGGTCGTCGTCTGTAGTGAAGATGCGGTCGTAGGCTGTTGCGTCACCCTGCATCTTCTGACCTGTGTACGAGGTGGTCTTTGCCACCTCGTCATACACGTTTGCTTTATTTACTGTCAGTTCTATTGTCTTCATAATGCAAATTTAATTGTTGTCACACGCTCATAACTTTTATTTATTTCTTCGATAGGTATTCGGCAATGGCTTCCGCTATTTCTTTCGGATCGCTGCGGTGAGCTGCTATGGCTTGGGCAAGTGCGCCAACTTCCTTCATTTCCCTACTCTCCTTTGCGTCGGCTGGCTCCATGATGCTCTTTATCTCTATTACTGCAACAAAGCCTACGGCTATCAGCGTAAACAAAGGGAATGTGAACAGGGTCCAGGAGTAGAAGATGTGCAGAAACACAAAGCCTGCTATCTGAACAATATCCAACACCGTCATGGCAAATATGGCATTGTAATATCGCGATAGCTTCTGCATCGTACGCTGCATTTTGTCGCTACGGATGCGGTCTCCTCGGACGTGTGCCTTTCGTATGCCTGACCAAAAATCCAGGGCTATAAAGATAAGTGGAGTGATGAGGAGTCCCACCATCAGAAACATCACCACTATCAACTGTTCTGAAATTGTGTAGCTCATAGGTTTAACGTATTAATAGTTTTGTAACACTACCGAGGGCTGCACCTAATACAGTTAGTCCCCAGTCTATCCAGTCCCATTCTCCTCCCAAGCTCTTGTCCTTAAACTCCAGCGACGAGGCTGCAATAACACCTGCATACATACCGCAGTATGTGCTATCCGAACACACTCCGATAACATAGCCTCCAGCAAAGTGCTTTAAGCGGTTGCTCTGTTTGAGCCATATAAATATCTTTCTCATAATAATAGGTTTAGGTTTAACAATCTTCTAACAGCTTCTCGTAGTCTACGCCATCTTTCTCTCGCCACCCTTCTTCTACACACGCATTGACATGTCGCACCATGCCTTGATAAAAAGTGTTGAGTTCTTCCTCGGTGTTCAAGCTAATCACCGTTGATGTGGTCTCGCCTTCTACTTTGTTGTCATACACTCTTATCTTGACAGGGAGGGTCTTGCTTATAAAAGCATTTGCGTAGTTACGCTGATTGGCATCACTAAGCCACACTTGTTTACCTGTCCACTCGTAGCCACTGACAATCTTTGCGTCGGTCAGTCCGTTCACATGGGCTTCTATCACTTCACGCAGTTCACTGACGCTTGGCTTGTGGTCAAATCTCGCACGGTAGTTGTAGCCATTACCATTCTCTTCGCCATAACCGAAGAAGAGTATGAAGTTTCTTGACGACACTCTCACTACTCCGTCCTGACGTTCTTTCGCTCCAAAAATCTTTTCCATGCTTTTTCTTTTTTTATGGTTACTAATTAAAGGTGTAGCGCACGCCCTTGCCGAAGCTCTCCATGCCTATGGTGGTACCGAATGGCAATACATTCCGTTCTTTGGCTAATCGAAGAAATTGCAACTGCCGTTTGTCTGATGTGAAATACTTGGCTTTCTTGCCATTGTCATATTGAAACTGCACCAGTGTCCGCATACCGTTCTCTGTCTGCACGTCTTCTTCAAAGTCGAGTATTACTATGTGCAGGTTGACCATTGTGCCAAGTTTCACTCGCTCACCATCAAACTGTTTCTTACCATCTTCAGGTTCATACACTAAACCGAGGTTCTTAAACTCTTCCATATCTCTCTTCTCATCAAGTATCGTCCGTATAAGGAATATGCAATTGCCCCATTTTGCCATGCCGTAGAAACTGCCAATAAGTTTGCGCCTTCTGCTCCTACTCTTCACCTTCGCCATGTGCCGTGCAAAGCGTTGCTTAGTGCGCTTTCTTATCCTCGCTTTCTTGCCGTCATACACGAAGCCGAGGAAGTCGATGCCTTCGCTCAATGGGCGGATGGCTTCACTTGGCTTTATCTCGAGTCCTAATGCCTTTGATTCGGCATGTAGTTTCTCGCGTAGCCACCAAAGACGTTTCTTTGTCTTTGCCAAAAACAGTATGTCGTCACAGTAGCGATAGTAGAACTTAACACCATACTTCTCTTTCATCCTGTGGTCGAGTTCACTTAGCAGCAGATTACCGAAGCATTGCGACGAGCGAAGACCTATTGACAGACCGTGAGGCATCAGCTCAATAAAGTTATCAAGTATCGGTAACAACACTTTGTCCTTGATGTATCGTCGTATCACTTGCTTCATCAGCTTTTGGCAGATGTTCTCGTAGAACTTAAGATAGTCGCTTTGAAAATAATAGCAACAGTCTTGAATGTTATGACGAATGTCGGAACGCATCTTTCTAAATAGCTTATGCATTCCTCTGCCTTTGATGCTTGCGCAACTCGTAGGAATAACAGTCGGATAGACATATCGTTCCACTACTCGCATCACAGCGTTGCTGCCGATGCGCTCTTCCACTGGTGGCGACTGTATCTTTCTAATCTTGGGACCTTCCTTTACCTCAAACTCCTCAAACCTCGTAATCCTAAAGCTGCCGTTTCGGATGCTCGTTGCAAGGCGGTTGATTATCTCTTCTTTCTTGCTCCTATAGTGTTCCTTAGACCATTTGGATAGGTCGCTGGTCACTTCATCAAACGACGCTTCAAGATTACTTCGGTCGACGATTTCATCTATGAGGTAGCCATATCTCTTCATTTGGCTTATTGATTTCTTATCTTTCCGCAGTCGTTAAGGCTTTCACCTGCATTGCTGCATCTACTCTCCTATGATAGACTGCACCCTTGTCATGTTTCCGCTTTCCTACCTACAAAGGCAGCTTTTGCCGAGGCTCCGTCCTCTCGTCGGCAGCGATGCCCATACATGAGCGCTGCTGTAGCGACGATTTTATTCACTCCTGAAGGTAAAGAAGTGTTAGGGATAGTTGGCAAGACGCACACCGACATTCGTGTTCGAGTTCGACGAAGCGTTATTCGAGTTCGCATAAACGAGACCGCCATTCGCATTCGCATTGTTATTCGCACGACCGACGCAGCGACGTCTGAGGACTTCCGCCTTTATTTCTTATTGTCTTCCTCCTTATTCCAGTTCTTTCTCTCCTGCTCTTTCTCTCCTTGTGCGTTGGCATTTCTACGCCATCGCCATCATTCCTCCTCGTGTGTTGGCGTTTCTACGCCATCGCTTCCTCTACAGACGTTTGGGTTATTGTGTTATTTGTTAATTATTAAATTCTTCTCTCAATTTTTGGTCGCCAAAGGCGACTTTTCCTTTATGGTGGTCGGGTCGGCTTTGCTGCCGACCTTCCCACTTTATTGCTTGCTCGTTTCGTCATATTCTTCCAAGTTTTCCTCAATCAGTTTATCAATCTCCGCATCATTGCTCAATATTCCTGAGAAGGCAAGACGCACACCGACATCCGCGCTCGAGTACGACGAAGCGAGATACGAGCTCGCAAAAACGAGACCGCCATTCGCACCCGCATTGTAACTCGCACGACCGACGCAGCGACCAGGAGCGCCACCATACCATGAAGCTGCACAGAAGCAAGTCACCCACTTCTCCGTATCGTTGTTACCAGAGCTTGCGAGAACATCACAGAACCTACCAAGTCTTATTCGGGCAATATTACTTCCCGATTGTAGGTATGGCACCACTCGCTCTGTATCGGTATACGGATCATAGATATGGGCATTGCCGTCCACGGTTCCAACTTGTGAGCGTTTACCTGCCTTCCACTCCTTGAATGTGCTGACGTTTACTCCAATGAAGTCCATAAGCTCCCAGTTGCAGGCTATTGCACCTTCCACGTTCCACACCTTGTTTGCACCAGAGTTCTCCGCATAATTGGTGTCCATGCCTGTCTTGTCTTTGCTTCCAGTTGTATACTGTGAGCCACAACCGAAACCATAAACACTTTGGTCGTCACGATTACCACACCAACAGAGCGAGAGAATAGCAAGTATCTTCGACTGCTCGTAGCTTATCGAGTGATAGCCTTTACCTCGCATACGGCATAGATTCAACAAGTCTTGATAGGTGTAGTTCATTGCACCAACTGGGGTTGACGTTGGGTTACCATCCTCGTCGTAGCTCCATTCTATACTTGTGGTCTGCGTTCCATTACCAGTTCTTGTCTTTTTACCTGAAATACTTCTTGCTCTCACAAAGTCGTCTACGCTCATACCATACATACCTACCAAGTCTGCCTTATGCTCTACCCAGCCTGGCTCTATGGCTTCTATGTCGTCGGTATCTACGGCAAACACTTCCTTTGTTTGGTCCACGCTGCTTAGACAGGTGAAGTAGAACCATTTGGCACCACTCGGTACATCACGGAAGAGATAATCACCATCTATGAAGTCAAGTGGAGACATCGATGTTCCGGTAACGGCTACTTGCACTTTCTCTATCACAATATCATCGTCGCCTACGAACACACCTCCATACAGAGCGTTATTCATACCGTAGTATCTCACCTGCTTCATATCGCGAACTTCTATGCGATATACAGAGCAGCTTGCCAAAGATGGCATCATTTCGTCTGTAAAGGCATGCCCTACGTTTACAGCGTTTAGAGATATGCCGACTCCTACTCTGTAGATGAGAGTCGCAAGGCTGCCACTATTCTTCTTCGTCCATGATTCAACAGGTTTTTCGGCTCCATAGTTCAGCAGGATATGCTTCTCTTGAACCTTGACGTCATTGATACCCTTATACCAGAAGTGACAGAACCTTGCCAAAGAGTCAAAGCCTTCACCCAAGTTGTCGGTATAGTCATAGTCTGTACCATCATAATACTTGGTGTTGTCGCTCTTCTTCAAGAGTTTCATCGTCACAGAACTACCATCGGAATTTGGCTTTGCCTGAACAGGCACACAATAGCGTCGAATTGTCTTGATATAGCCACTTGGCACATATTTGTTGTTATACTTGTAGCCTGTCTTGTTGTCCTCATTCGTGATATTCTCAGGGTCTTGCTCAAGGTCGCTGATGGTGTACTGGGTGTATAGAGCATTGTGAAGCTCAAGCTCGGGGAAGTAGTTCTTATACGTCTTGTAAAGACTCTGTTCTATCATCTGTGTCAGGATGTAGCGTCCAGTAAGTCCGTCACACTTGTCTTTCAACTCGCTGCCTATGCCTCTTGCACCAGAGTCAATGAGCGACTGCAGTAGCGTTGTGTCGCTACGCACATTGCCCAATTTGCAGCTAATCTCTGCTATCCTCGCACCGCCACTGATTGCATCTTTCAGCATAGTCATGGTGTCGATTTTGTCACAACCTCGTATCTCAAACCTCGTCACGTCGCTCATGCCGCCTATCGTCAAACCACCATTAGGATATGTCAGTAACGGTAGGTTCACAAACTGCAATGAGGTCATGGTCGAAGGAAGGTGAAGCACGCTGATAGGAGCACTCTCCGCAGGGGTGAAGGTCTTTAAGCTGCTGCCTTCGGCAAGCACTTCCTTTAGACGAGGGCAGTTCTTTGCACTCAACACGGCTATCTTCGTGTTTCGTATGTCGATACGTTTCAAGAACGGCATCGTTGGCAAGTTCAAGCCTGTCAGAAGTCCAGTGGTGTAGGCTGGGCTGTATGCTTCGCCTCCTACTATCAACTCTTCAAGCAACGTGCAATACTCTAATGAGAAGCCGTCCGACTTCGGGGTACACTTGGAAATGTCGAGCTTTGCAAGTTTGCTGGCTCCGAAGATGTATATCATCTTACCGCTTTCTTGTGCATCGCTAACACGCATAGTATAGCTCTCGCCTGCAAGCAGGTGGCACGAATCGGCACACATATCCGCTCTATCCTCACCAAGTCCGAAGAAGCCGTCTTGCGCTGCCGTGATGGTTATCTCTATCTTGCCCATCATACGAGCCTTGAATGGGTTTGTATAAAGGTCGCCAACTTGATACTGACCGTCGCAGAACTCGAAACGCTTCCGCTGATAGTCGGGGAGGTCATCGAGTCGAAGACCATGCAGGGCGTAGAAGTACTGGTCGGATGCTTTGGAGTTCTGAACATACTTACGCTCACCATCGAATGATGAGATAACCTTTGCCCACTTCTCCAGTCGCTTTGTTACCCAGTAGTAGTAGCAACCGCTTGCGCTGAATGGCTTGATGTTGTTGTAGGTCACAGAGCGCATGGCTCCTGCTACTTGGCTTAGTGTAACGGTGCTGCTTCCTTCGTCGTCAAGCCAGAAGGCTCCTGCCTTGTAGGTCTGTTGGAACAACACGCTATCCCAGCCTTGATAGAGGTGGCTCGTGCGTGCATCCATATCCCAGGGAATGGTAAGTCCGCAGTCGTTGTCACTGCCGTCTACGCAGTCTCCGTCATACCAGTGGTTCAGATACATTCTCACTCGTCCGTCGGTATCCAAGTAGAAAGCTATCATCATGTTCTTGCTTCGTTGGTCTACGGATGCTTTGTAGTCACTGGCTACGGTGTAGCATAGTGCGCTGAGTACGTTGGCTTCCTTATGCAGTTCCTTCTCCCACTTGGCAAGGCGGTTTGCTGTGCTGCCGCTAACGGTATCACCGTTGATGGTGATGTCTCCGTCGCTCTCGGTGAGGTGATGGTTACACTGCTGGCAGAACGACAACCATTTATACAGACGGTAAGGCACCTTTTCGCCTGCCTCGTACTTCTCGTTCAAGTCGTCGTCGTCGGGATAACGGCTTTCGTAGTAGCTCATCCATATTGGTTTACCGCTGCTCTCGTCAACTCGCATCATGTCTTCTGCACTGTTCACGCCTTGCATCCAGTTCAGATAGTCGTACTTCAATAGCTCATAACACTCAACTGGGTTCACCACTCTACCCGTAACACTCCACTTGTTGGTCTGCTTGTTGAAGGTCATGGTGCCAGTTGTCTCTATCCAGTTTCCGCCCTTGTACTGCATGTAGTAGCCGTCACTGGTCTTATATACTGTACCCCAGTCAAGCTCCGACACGTTGGTTGCAAGCAGCTCGGCTTTGCTATGTACGGTCTCCGTCGGCTTATCAACGGCTCCCACTTCTTCCATCTTGCCGCTGCCGTCATTCTCAATGACATGGTATTTCTCTCCACACCATTCACTAAGCACATAGATTGTGCCTGCAACGAGATTTGATGTGTCGCTCAATACCTGCTGCTTCAAGTCGGAAAGACTCTGCTCTTTCGTGGTTACAATCTCCTTGAAGTCGCCATAGTTTAGGCAGGAGGCATTGTAGCCCTTCACCTTTTGGAAACCGTAGAAGGTTGCGTCGCCCTTGTCGGCATTGAAGTTGCCTTTGGCATGGAAATAAGCCTTGGCTGGGTCGCAAGCGTCGGTATGGCTCATTTGGTGGTCGGTACGGAACAGAGCACATGGAATACTGTCGATGCTCGTCATTATCTTGAAATCGCCCTCAGAGTATATCTGTGCAGGGGTCATGTACTTTTCGCCCATTGCTATCTGGGTGTCGTTCATCAACTCCATCATGGCTCCATTATGAGCACCGCAGGAGTCTGAATAGTCTACCTTGATAGTGGTGATGTTGGTAAACTGACCGCCTTCTCGTACCTGTAGCATGTTCTTCTTTGCCATCGAAGCTGCTTTGTCATACTTTGCAAGCACTTCTTCATTGCCTGGGTACATTGCGGCAATCTCTTCTCTTGTGTACATCATGCGCATACCGCCCTTGTTCTTCTTGTGCTTTGCCTTCTTGTTTTTGATAGGACGAAAAGAAGAGGTGGTACCTTGATTTGAGGTCGGGTCGGCTGTGATAATCACGTTCTGCCATGGTCGGTCGGGGAAGTAGACGTACCAGTCCAAAAGGAACGTGGTCTTCTTGTCTCCGTCAAGACTCTCCAAGTGGTCGGGATAGTTCTCCGCAACGTCGGCTGTGTCGGCATTTTTAGTAAGCACTACGACACAGAGTCCTGCATCTAAGCACTTCTGCATACTCGGCATGTCCTTTGTCACGCCTTCGGCTTTCTGGCTCACAAGCACGTCGTTCTTCTCATACTCGCTGATCATCGCCTCGGTGTCGGTCAAGCCTACGAGGTAGTTGTCAAACGCCTGCTTGAACGTATAGTAGGTGTTCCACATCTTCAAGCTGTACAGATAGATGTCGGCATCCGTGCCGTCCCATTCAAGAACTGCTTCCGATACTGCAAACTGTCCTGCAACGTAAGGCACGGCTCCTGCCTCGTCTCCGTCCTTGAACACCTTTATCATTCCGATACCACCGAAGGGGGCTATGCTGGTCGGCTCCACAACGATGTCGAAACGATGTACGGCATTTACAGAGTATGGTACGGTGCATGATGTCTTGCCGTCCGTGGTGTCACCATTGGTATATACAACCAGTTTCTCACCAGTTAGCACAAAGCCCATCTTCTCGCCTGCACATTTCATAAGCACTGTATTACGGTCGGCTACGTTCTTCACTTGGGTGGTGAAGGTCAGAGCACTACCGTTGGTCTCGATTGCGCTGTTGGAGTATGGCTTGATGTTACTTGTTGCGGTCACGTCCTCAGCAATACGTAATGCCATGCGTCCTTTGTCTGCATCGGTGCCATAGTCACTGGTGCCGTAACTGTCCTTCACAAAGCCGTTGCTCGAATAGTTACTGCCCTTGACAAAGATTTCTACTTCCTTACCGTCTGACGTGGTGGCGACTATACGCTTGTCGGTGTCGGTGTTGCTTCGGCTTGTCATGTCGATGCCGAACAATGCACCTGCTGTCTCTGATATATCAACGAGGCTTCCATCGACAGTGTTCACGCAATCTTCTGGCTGAACAGAGCTGCCACACTTGGCACGCACTTTCAGCTCGTCGCCTTGATTGTAGTTCGTCAGTCGTTTGCTTATGGTGTATGTCTGATTGCGATTCATGGCTTTGGAGCCAATGGTCTCCTTTGTGTGTTGGGTGGTATTCTCCAGTTCTATCTCAACGGTCGGAACTGACAGGTTGCGCTGATAGCAGGCTACGTCAATGTCAATGCTTTCAAGTAGTTTCTTCTTGCTGTTGCTGCCGTCACTCCAGCGTGCAACCACGATTGGAGTGTTATAGTCGCTCAACGAGTCGTCCTGCTGTATCACCATCACCGAGGTATGAAGGATGTTGCCCTTTACACCACTCGACACGTCTTCACCTTGTATGCGTATAGCATAGGCTCCGTGTGATAGTCCAGCAGGGTTGATAAGCACACCATGTGAGTAGGTGTCGCCAATGGTGATACTCTGCAGCAGCTTCCATTCGCCATCACGATACATCTCTACTTTGGTGAGAATACCCTTGTCGCTTGAATTGTTCGGAAACTTGAACATAGGGATATTCTTGGCATTACCGTTCACTTCGAGAGAGGTGTCCTTGGTGTAGTTAAGGGTCTGAACGCTGACGCATGTCACATCGACTGCTATCAAACTCAAATTCTTTGTCGCGGTGTTACCGCTATCATCGGTAATCACTGCTTGCAATGGTATCTCGCCTGCACTGGTGCCAAGTTTACTAAGGTCAAAACTGAAAGAGTAGTCTTCATTGCTTGCGCTCGATGCCTTCTTTGGCTCAAAGGTGGCGACGGTCTTTTTTGTGGTACGGTTGACAAAAGCAACCTTCATGATGCTGTTGTAGTTCTCCATGCTGCCCACCTTCGTCACACTCATAATGGATGCTTCGGCTATGAACGTACCGCCTGCCTTTTCGTACAATGGGTTTTCTTTCCACTGCACGGCAATGATGGTTCCACTACCGCCACCAGTTCCAGTGCCTACGGCAAACTGCTGCTCGTCGCCAATGGTGTCACCTGCCGAGTTCACCATAGCTACCTTTATCACGCCTTCGGTCTCGGTGTTTACCTTCAAGTTTGTTGGGATAAGGTTGTAACCTCCGCCTGTTGATAGGGCATCCTCACCGCCTTTCTCTAAGGTGTCTTTGGCTGTCAGCTTGCCACCACCGCCAAAGTCTTTCCAAAGACCCACTTCTTTAAAGTCGCTAATCTCGCCCTGGAACTGCTTAGTCTCCATTTCGTTCTCGCCTGTCTTGTAGCTTATCACAAGTCCTCGCTTAGCATAGTTCACACCTGTCTTCTGTTGGTAGGCGATAAGGGCATCTACAGCACTGCCTAAGGTGTAGGCTCCGCCTGTAGGTGTTCCGCATAGCTCGTCAATGACAAGGTGGGTCTCGCTTCCTGCTGCAAGCGAACCGAAGTCTTTCCAGTTGTCGGTGTCAAACCAGTTGCTCTCTGTCACTGTCTTGCCCACATATTGGTAGGTCTTCCAAATGCCTGCGCTCAACTCAAACGAAACGATAAGACCGCTAACGGCTTTCTCGTCTTTCCATGCAGCGTGTATGGCACTCATGCTCTCGTTGTCGCTGTCACATAGCACATAGTAGCCACTTATTGGTACTTCGGTTGTGGCGTTGAAGATGCTTGCAGGAGTGTTCTTTGGGGCTATGGCTACCATTTCACCACCCTTCCAAATGTAAGGCAAGCAGTTTGTTAGGTCAAGATACAGTTTGTTTGAGTCTGCATTTATTCGCGTCCATGATGTTTTCAGACCTGACGATCTATCACCTACAAATAGTTCCTTCGTATTTGGGGCATACCAATAGGTACCTACTATTGGCAGTGGCATCGAGCTTAATGTTCCTTCGGTTTTATCGCTCCAATTAATTACAGGGATTACCTCGTCAAATTCTGTAGGAATATATCGAGGGTCTATCGTACCATTTTCGGTCAACTCTACAAAGGCTCTACCCTGCAACTCACTAACAGCATCTGACAGCTCGCTGAAACGGTCGTAGGTAATACCAAGGCTCACAAGGTCGGTTCCGTCATAGCGGTAGATGTCTCCTGTCTGTGTATCGTGGAAGATGCAGTACTGGGATGGCTTGTTATTATCGGTATAGTCCTTAAAGGTGGTCCAGCTATTATAGTACTTATTGTTGCCACTCGTATCTACAACACAGGCAAGAAACATTTTTTGTACGGTATCCAATACAATACTATTCCATGTCATTATGCCCTGCTGACGTACCTCTACATCGTCAACAAAACCGCTGAATGAAGCATAACGCAACTTCTTCCCTACTGTTGCAGTAAGGTCTTCCAGCTTTTTGTCAAGGCTTCCTATCTCGTTCTTTCTCGATGTATTCTCCTGCTGCAAGGTTGTAACGTTTGTATTAAGAGTGCTTATCTCGCGCTTCCTTGTAGTGTTCTCCTGCTGCAAGGTTGTAACGTTGCCTTCGATTGTACTGATCCTACTCCAGTCGAGGCTGTCTATACCGCCTGTCTGACCAGTATTCTTCCATACGCCTTCTTCGGCACATAGATATACTGTTGCAGGAATGGTGTTGCCAACGGTTGCCCACATGCCAACTTCGGGATTGGGGAACTTGGCTTGTAGGGCTGAAACACTCTCAAACAAACCACAGTTGGGTTGCTTGACGGCTTTTGCACGCAACACTCCGCCTACTATCAAGTCGTTGTTCACTGCAAGGTCGCCTTCTATGGTCTCCAGCTTCCGACCTGTAGAACTGGTAACGGTCTCTGCGTTCTCCCATATCTGGTCATACTTATTCCAGCGATGCTTAACATCGCCTACGGTAAGAAAATCGCCTTCTTTACCTCCTTCGGGATATTTCGCCCACACAGCATCAATGGAGCTGAATGTGCCTAAGTTATTGATGTCGTTCATTTCATCAGTTCATTTGCTATGTTTAACATGCTTGATGATAACTCGGCTTGACCTATGCTCAATGCTACAAGGTATGCCGTATAATACACAATGGCTCGGTGGAGTTTCTCGCACAAATCTATACCGCCTTTCTCTATGCGTGGAAGGGGTATGTATCGTGCTCGTTTCATAAACACTTTTGAACCGCCAGTGCAGGAATAAAACTCCAACACCTGACCTATAGGTTGGGTCGTTATGGCAACTATCGGCTTCTGCGGACAACCACGAATACCTGGATAGCGACTTTGCTGCTGAGCATACAATGGGTCGTCTTCGCTTATGGCTACTGTCACGGCTCGGCTCCAGTCGCTCATCTGAAAAGTAACGAGGCGCATGAAGTCGTCGGGCAATGCTATGAAGCCCATGCCATAACCCACACGGCTCTTCCAACCGATACTCTCACCAAACGCCTTGCCTCCGTCCAATAGGTACGAAGGGGCTTGATTCTCTACGATACGTGCTGCATCGACTATCTTGCTCTCGATGATTTCCTCCAAAGAAAGTGTGTCGATGTCGCCAGTTGCCAACAACCGACTACTGGTCATGTTCTGGTCGAGCGCAATGCGGATTTCACGCTTCAATTCACTAACCTCGTATCTCATGTTCGTTTTCTTAGGGAAGAATAAAAAGGGACGGCTACTGTTGCAATGCGGCAGGTTTCATGTGCCGTGCTGACAGTAATAGCACCGCCCCTCGTTACTATTAACTACTACTCGATGCCACGGAACACGATGTTGTGCTCTTCTGCAGCACGATACACACTTACATTACTACGAAGGCTGCTTCGGGCAATGCCAAAATTCTCACAGAGATAGTCACGAGCATCGTCAATATCACTAACATCGATGATTGCCTTACCGTCTGCGGTCACTGTCTCTTCGCCTTCAGCTTCATCGCCTTCTGCTTCATTCATTCCGCCTTCAGCTCCCTCGCATCCAGCTTCTATCGCCTCGCTGTCTTCTCTCTCCTTGTGCGTTGGCGTTTCTACGCCACCGCCTCCATTGCCCTTATCATCAAGAGCAGTTCCTGCAATAGCGCTTGCTGTTGCAGCCTGCCCACCTAAATGGTTTCCTTCATTGGCGTGCTGACCACGGACAAACTCTTTGAATTTGCCTGTTCCCTCTATCTCTCGAAGGAGGAATATCTTGCCACTCTTAAACTCCTTGCTATTCTCTATGATTGCCTGCGTCATAGGGTTTTGAGTTGTGAACTCAGCAGGTGTTACACCATAGCCAGTAAGACTGCCTCCGCTGAAATGCACTTTCACTGTAGCCTTACCACATGGAATGAGTGCAACCCATTCCATGTAGCCACTAACTCCATACGTTTTTCTTTTTGCGTTCATACTTTATTCTATTTTTTGAATGTTCGATACCAACAAAAAAGGGGCGGACGGTGTGACCCATCCGTCCCAGTGTTGTTTAACCTTTCACTGCAATAAGCTCGACTACTCTTCCGTAGCCATAACTTCACCGTGGAACTCGCTCCATGATGCGCCACCTTCAGATGTGCTACCGTCATACTTCCACATCTGACCGTTCTGCGCCTTAGCGTTGATGCCTGGGCAGTCGCAAAGCAGATAATATACGGTGCCTGCAACAAGGTCGCCCTCGGCTGGTGCGGTCTCGGCATCCCACATAACGAAGGCTGTTGCGCCCTCGGTTGCTGCGTCGCCTTCACCGTCAATCCAGATGTGACAGCTACCCTTCAGTGCAAGAGCATCCCAAACGAGTACACCAGTACGTGTTGCCTCCTCACCGTCTACACGGTCGGTGAAGCTGTGCTCGGTTGTACGCTGATAGTGTACAAGACGATCCTCGCCAATCAATGCACCGCTGTTACTCCAGCCAAGACGGTCAAGGGTCGGCTCACGCTTAACCTCGATGTCACCAAACACGGTGTGGATATTGGTAATCTCCCAACCGAGCTTGTTGGTCTTTACCGAGATGTTTACCTCAGGATGCTTAGAGAAGTCGATGCACTGGATTTCCTCAAGCAGGTTCTTGCCTGCAAGGAGAAGGGCGGTCTTAGGAACGTCCTCGCCAGTGAAGAACATCTTGGCAAGAGCGATGAACTTCTCGTATGTCCACTTGCCCTTGTGCTGCAACTCACGCTTGAACTGCCAACGCACACCCTCTGTGAAGTAGATATACTGCATACCCAACTTCGGAACGTTCACCTTGAACTTGCCCTTGCGACCTGCCCAAAGGGTACGGTTACCACGAACCTTGAAGTTCGCAATGGCTTGCTCGGCAATCAATGCCTTAGTGAATGGGATGCGCTTCTTCTGAGAGTCGAAGTAGTCAGATACAATCTGGTTCATGCCTCGCTTCTGGAGATATACTCGAGTGGGCTGAGGAACAATGAGGTCGGGGTCTATCTCCTTCTGTGTCTCATAAAGTGCATTTGAAAGAATGGTACATACAGTACCTGCAGGAATCTCAGGTATCTTGCAATACTCATCTGTTGTAGTTGTCTTTGGACCATTAACTGCGCGAACAATAGGATTGCCAGTTGCTTGGTCGTGACCGACTACAAACAACTGCAAAGGCTTGCCTACAGTCTTTGTCTTACCGTCTTCTGCATAGCCGTCTACGCCTTCAACAAGCAAGGTGCCGTATGCACGAGGAATGTTCTGGTCTTCTGCACTGAGCTGAAGGATACCAGTGTTGCCAGTGGTGGCTTCAAGTTTTGCACTTGTGGTTACAGAGCTGCGTGGCTCGTCAATCATAAAGTGGTCTACCTCGGGAGAGTCAATCTTGACTTTCTTTGCTTTGAGCATGAGGTTCATAAGAGGGGTGTCGTCCGAATTGAACTTAAAAAGTTCCTCGTCGATGTCCACCTCTACAAAGTTACCGCCATCAACACCGCCTGTTGCTTCGGCTGCACTCGATACGGTTGCAGGTGCGCCACCAGCCTGGGTCTGCAATCCTGCCGTGCCAGTACCTACGTCTACGGTGCCTGTTGCTACGCTTACTTCTTCTGCCATAGTTTTAAGAATTTAATGTTTTGATTTATAATTATTTACTCGCTTATATCCTCCTTCCGAGGTTCTCTTAGTCCTCCTTCCGAGGTTCTCTTAGTCCTCCTTGTGCGATGGCGTTTCTACGCCATCGTTATCCGTTTCTACGCCATCGTTATCAGTTCCTACTTGGCTTCCTCTGCAAGACCGAAGATGCCACGGTTTGAACGCTTGGTTGTTGTGCCACTTCCCTTGCCGCTGTTGAGGTTAGGAATGCCGTCACCCTTTTGTCGCTTGCGCAAATTCTCCTCAATCTTGGTGTTCTTGCCTCTCACTTCGCCTTCGTGATTAGCCTCTTCAACAGCCGTGTCGTAGTTTAGTGCCTTCATTGCCATACCAATGGTTTCGGCTGTGAACTTACCCATGACGGCATCACGAGTAATGCCAATGAGAAACTCCATTGCTCCGTCTACCTGCTCGTCGCTGAGTCCATTCTGCTGCTGATAGTCGGAAATTACCTTCAAGCTCTCTTCGAGGTTCTTCTGGTAGATGCCGTCAAGTTCCTTCTCTTTGGCGACACGTTCAACAAACTCTTTGTTGGCGTCGGCAATCTCCTCTTGGCGGTCGGGGTCGTTGATTGCATCGGCAATGTCAGTTCCAAACTGGCGGACGAGTTCTACGGCTGGGTCTTTGCCATCCTTCCAGCTCATCAAAAAGTTGGCACTACGAGGGTCACTGCTGAACATATCGCTAAACTTGCCTTCTCGCTCTTTGTACCCTGACAACTGCTTGTCGTAATCATCGTAATCATCGTTGATTTGACCGAAGAATACTTCGTCGTCGTCGAAGTCACGGTCAGGGTACTTGCCTTTCATGCGCTCCTTGAACTGGTCACGCTTGCTTTTAACTTGGCTATTTTCAACCTTTTCCATATTTGCTTTGATTTTTCGATGATTATTGATGCAAAAATAACATGGTTTAGGTGTTCATTACTTTTATTTATTTCAGCACAAAACATTAACTTTGTCAATACACTTAAACCATTATAACACCACACTTTACCACTATCGGAATGAAACATAAAGGGAGTAAATTTGAATATGAAGAGGAGCGAAACAATGACCTCATGCGTGCATATCGAAAACAAATTGAGATATGCAATACTATCGTGATTTCTGAAATTTTCTCAAAGGTGGTGCTAATGCCTGCAGAAAGATTTTGGGTTAGTGAAGAAAGAGCGTGTATTGTCATTAGAAGAATGATGAGAGGGGACACATTACACAAGATGAGACCGACAACAAGAGAAATGTACAACGAAATATATAGAAGGGTGTGCAGCATAAAAAAGGAGCAGGCTGACAAACCACTTTCTGAAATCATATTTCATGTGGTTAATCAGCCTGCTCCTAAGTTCTACCTTACGCCTGATTCGGCTCGGGTCATTGTCACTAAGATTAAGCGTAGCATCTATCAAAACAATAAAAAAAGGTTGCGACACATGTTCAACTCAATATAAGCCACCCTTCCTCTCTCCTCATCTTTTATATCTCCTCATCTTATATCTCTCCTCCTTGTGCGTTGGCGTTTCTACGCCATCGCTTAAATAGTAGCTGCGCTTACAGCTCGTTTCCGTTTCGCTGCCATCCTCTTTACTCTTCGTACTATCGTTGGAACCTCCATTTCGTAGAAACTAATATGCAAACCTATAGCTCGTGTCATTAGCAAATCGTCATGCTTGCCAATGATAGCACCAAAGGCTCCGTTCTTTTTCTTCTCGTAGCATAGATACTCGTCAAGACAGCGTGAGTCGCGTTCCACATACAACTGCTCACGGATAACCTTAACAAGCGTACTGATGATTTTCGGCTTTGTAGCAACGTTGGTATGGAAGCCATATTTCTTTGGCTCGCCTTCTTGTATCTCCTCGTCACTCTGTTTTCGTGCATACAGGTTGTCATATACATCTTTGATCTGATTGAGGATATAGCCTGACATATCACCGTCCACCTGTCGTTCCTTGTCATGGGTTTCGAGCGTATTACTCTCTATCACAAGCAGGGCATTGTCGTAAAAGGCTGCTATCTGTGCTGCCTTCCACGCCAACATATCCATGTCTATGTGTCCGTACCATTGTGCTACTACTACTGGCTTGCCGCCTTCCATTTGGTTAAGACGGTCAAACACTACGATTACACTCCAGTCGGCTTTCTTACCTCTACCGCCAATATCCACAACAACAAGATAGCGGTCGGTGACTTCTTCTTTATCATCAACATCGGGCTTTGACCATACCCACAACAAGCCTTGCTTGTCTTCTTTGAAGCGGAGGTTGCTAAGTGCGTCCTCGCCTTCGTCACCATCGGCATACACATCGCCAACATACTTTGGTGCCTTGCAGCACTTCTTGAACTTCTCAACATTGTATTTGTCGAACACTCTTGCTCCACTATGAACAAAGGCTTCAACATCATCACTGGGGTACTCACTCGCCATGTCGCCATGATCTGTGTACTTGCTACGCTCCAATATGTACCAGTTGATTGCTTCGAGAGTTGCACCCTGCTCCCACAACCACCATAGGTATTTGCCGCTTTCCTCACGGTCACTGGCTGCATTGGCATTGTTGCGGTTCTCCCATAACTTGGTGGCAAAAGCCTTGATGTTATCAATGGGAGCCGAATACTGCTCAATCTCAAACCAGGAAATAAACAGTGCCTCAAACTGTGATTTGTTGTTTTTGGCTGCATCATACTCTCGTTGGAAAAAGTTTCCAGTACCGTTAGCTGTCGATTCGTACACAATCATTGTGTAGGGCTTCAGCAAAATACCAGAGCAAGCGGAACGCACAATCTGCTCGGGGGTCTTACCATCTGTCGTCACCCATAGACCTACCTCGGTACAATGCACAAGGTTGTAGTCGCCACCTCGGGCAGAGTTCGGCTTCTCGGCTGTGCCTACCTTTATTTTGCAGTTTCTTTGAGGAATACGATGTATGTTGCCACTCTGTCCTACACCTACTATCTTTGGCTCTGTCTCGTTGTATGCCTCGCCCATTTCATAGAGCATACTTACAGGATACTCCTTGATGAGTTTGTCGAACATGTCCTTCACCTCGGTAGAGGCATCTTTCACATGACCGACAATAAGGCTGTTCAAACCTACCTTATGTACGAGCTGCAACCACGCCATGTATATCTGCGTGGCGGTACTGCCTCCCCACTGACGTGCTTTCAGAAGGATTAGACGGATTGGCTTACCTTCCAACCTGCGACGCTCAAAGCGCATTATCAACTTGCGCTGTGGTCGATTCAAACGAAAATGTACGTCTTCACCACCTCCTTTCTGCTTGATGAAAACGTACATTGCTGCCCAAAATGCAAAGTCGTGCTTCGCTCGAATGCGAACAAATTGCTCTATTACCTTTTCCTTATCTTCATCGGAATACTCCACATTCAGGTAGTCTTCCAAAAATTTGCGGATGCTACCTGCTTCTATCACCTGCTGCACAAGTGGCACCTTTAGCATCGACAATGGAATGTACTGAACAGAAAACGGGAAATCTTCTATCTCTATTTTCTTCCTTTCGCCTATGCTGCCTTCACCAGTGATAGGGTTGAACTTGGCTCGTATCTCGGCATTGCGCATACGGTTCAACGCTATTAATTTGGCTACGTTTTCAGACACGACAAGGGTGGCTGCATCTGTTCCCAATGCAGTCACACCTCTTGTCATTGTGTCCTTTGCTATCATAGATATGGAAGATTGATAGGTCATTTATTATGCAGCATGACGCAACATGCCCCATGCCTTGTTTACGGCATCCATGTTTGCGCCCTGCTGTGCTTGTTTCATAATCTCTGGTGACAATGCCTCTGGGGTCTGACCATTCTCCAACTGCTCCTGCTGACTGTTGAGGCTCTGCAACAACTCGTCGGCAAATGGGAAGTCGCCATGTTCAAGCAACTGCTGTAAGCTGATCTGATTGCTGCGCCAAATCTCCATAAGGAAGTCGTTTGCCATCATGCGGTAGGCAGGTGTGCTGGTGCTCTCCACGATTGACAAGTCAAACTCGATGTCTCTAATCTTCTTCGGGTCGTACTCTATCTGTGTGCCACTTCTGCCAGATATATTGAATACACGCTTAGTATCGTAATACTGCTGTATGTTCTTCACATCCTTATAGGCAGCATCTATCACAAACTGACTAAACGACTCCAATAAATCAAGCAGCGAAGTTGTAGCGTTTTGTGTCTGCTGAGAATACAAGGATGCACTCATACCGCTCATGCCTGGTTTTCCCTGCAAAGCTCCGTTTACACCGCTTATCTCCTCGAAGAACTTTAGTTGCAGGTTCAACAATTCGGTGATACCAATATTTGTTGAGTTGTTGGCTATCTGCTGAGGAAGCACGCTCGTGTTCTTTGCCTTGATAGCGATAACACCATTAAAGCGGCTCCACTCGTCGGCAATGTCGTCGATGTCCGTGCCTTTAGGCAGGCACTCTTCGGGGAACAGCAACACGCCCTTCGCACTCGCACGCATTATCCAGTCATAAAGGGTAATAAGGCGGTTGGTATAGCGCTGCTGGTCTATAACATCGCTCACAAAACTGTGTATCTCTCCGTCGATGTATGGATACGCCTTGAATACATAAGGATGGCTCTTATGCTCATATGGCGATTCGCCTTCCAAAAGTATCTCACCTGTTGGAGTTAGATGGTAGAAGTACCAATAATCGTCCATAAACCACTTTGTTTTGATAAGTGGAATATCGTCAATGCTCATTCCCTGCTCAAGTCCACGTCGCATGCGGTCGTTGTTCACAACTTCAACCATGTCATGATAGTCCTCAACATCAATCTTATACACGTCACCATTATTATAGTCATGGCAGCGGTATCTCGGCTTGCTCTCCTTACGCCATACTTCGATTACACGGCATCGTGTGTTGTCGCTGCAAACAAAGAAGTCGAGGTTCTTTATTGAGCTGTATCCGAAATTCTGCATATAAGACTGAAACGAATGGCGGTCATGGCACCATGAGTATATGTTTTTAAGTCGCTCAACGTCGGCTGGGCTTTCTGCATATTTCTGTAGCAGCGTCTCGTAACTCATATCATGCACCTCACCGATGAAGTTGCAGTCCCAACCTCGGAAATCACGCATGTTTGAGTCTATGAAGAAGTTGTTGGGCTGAACATAGTCTGTCCAACAGTCCAACTTGTCATTGCGCCAACCAAACCATTTACGATGAACGGCAAGACCGCTTATAAGATATTCCTCCATTGTACGAGCATACACGTCCGACATGCGGTTCAACTGCATGTTACACTGTAGTATCGTACTCATCGTCTCGCCAAGTTTCTGCTCGTCACGGTCACGAGCGGTACAGATTGGCTCCTTGGCTTGCTGACGATACACGCCAAGCACGGTATTGACAAGTCTACGAATAAGGTTATTCTTCAAAGGTATGTTGCCCTGCTGCTTGATATACTCCTCCTCCGTCATCCATTCTCCATCAACCTTGATAACGTCTTTCCATTGGTCGCCATAGCAGTAACGCTTATTGCGCTCTCGGTCTTTGCGGAACAGGTACATGTTATTCCAGTACATCTGAGCCTCCGCAAGTATCTCAAAGGCTCTACCGCTATTATGAGCCTTTGAATATGCCACCGTATCGAGGGTCGGGATTTGCGCTCGGATACGGCTCATTGGTATAAGTCTTTCCGTCATAACTTTTCGTTTTTTAACTGTGTGTACATTGGTGATGCAAATTTACAACACCAATGTCACACACGATTTTTATTTATTTACGCTTACTTCTTTCTCGCATCGTCAAAAGCTCGGATGCGCATTACCATTTCATACTTTAGAGAGTTTATCTCGTCTTCAAGTTCCTTACGCTCTTGGTCGTCCGTGGTCTCTTGAAGTTCGTCGCTGAGTCCCTTCACATCGTTGTAATACTCGTCAACAATCTCGTAACGACCGTATTCAGGTGAATTATACATGAAGTTTAGCTTCTCGGCTGCACCTATAATGCCTTCTGAGTCTTGGTTCTCGTAGTGGTCAACAAGGCGCTTGGTCTCGCGATACTCTCCGTAATACTTCCAGTACTCGGCATTGTAACGCTTGGCTGCTGCATTTTCGTCACCACTCTTCACAACACGACTTGCCATCAGGACGTTGCTCCAGTCAAAGTCTTGCTTTCCTGCAACTACTTCGCCTGCCTTCAACATCTTATTGGCTGTTGTAGATACGCCACCGAAGACTCCCTCTACTAAGTGTTCCAACTTTGAGGGGTTCCAGTTTGCCCAACCTCGCTTCACTTCGTCGCCTCCTGTCACCTCGTTACACCACTTAGAGAAATCTACAACCAACTGGTTGGTACGCTTACTTGCCTTTGTCCATTCTGGATCATCTTTATTGAAAGGTGTGTCCTTGTAGATTGGCATGCCCTTCCAGTCTTTGTTGTTGAAATTTTCAACAAATGGCTTGACGTATGAAGGTGAAACTGTCGACCAGCTAATATCGCCATCGCTCTCCATAAGGTCAAGAGGAAGCATAGAAGACATTGAGCCTGCTATCTCCTTAGCTATCTCTTCGCCACTCATGCGTTCCTTGCCACTGGCTAAGCTGCTGAATAGCTCTCCAAGTCCGTAGATGGCTCGTTGTTCGATGCCAAGAGGAATACTGCAGAAGCTCTCTGTACCTGGTATCTTGAAGCAGATGTTGCTACGACGAACATACGATGGAAGGTTCCAGTAATCATCATCATCGCCTCCACCTATTCCTGCAAGTATAGCACCAAGCAGGAACAAACCTGCATCCATCGCAAGGGCTTTTGCCGTATGGTGCTTGTGAAGGCTCGCAAAGTTTGTCGTTCCTTGCACGGCTGCGTTCCAGAACACATAGAAGCTACGACCAAGTCCACTTGTTAAGGCTCCAAAGTTGCCAAACTTAGTTTGTCCTGTCTTACC